GTAGAAGTCATTGCAGCCGACACAGTGTCCTGCGGCGTCCGAGAACCACACCGGGCGGTCGATCAGATCAGGCATCGCAAGGCCAACGGCCTTGGCGTAGGCCACCTCCCCTTGAAGTTTTTGGAGCATCTGAAGAATGGCCTCAATCTTCTGCGGGGTGGTGATGCCATGCCACAACCATTTGAAAAAGCCGCCTAGGCTGTGCCGCCAGAGCCAAGAAGCTAAAGCCGTCGCCGCAGCGCCAAGACCCAGCCATGCGTTCCACTCGTTGGGGTCGATGGACTCCGACGCGTGGCGCAGCGGGTTCTCGGACGGAGCCGAGAAGTGGGGTTCGGCGAGGGAGAGCAGGGTCATGGCGTGATAGTCAGTTGTTCGGTCCCCCCAAGCTGCTGCATGGCCGCGTTGATGGGCGCGATGTAAGCCGCCAACAGGGTGCCGCGCCCGCTGCCGCCTTGGGAAAGCATCATGAGCAGCACGGGCTTGCCATTTTCCACCATGCACACCGGGCTGCCCGAATCGCCAGAAATAATGGTCTTGTATCGGGGTATCCGGTCCGCCGCGAGAGGCGGTTGCAACCAAACAGTCTGTGCCGCAAAAAATGCCGGTGACACTTGCTGAACATCCGCCTCGTGCAGTTGGTTGAACTGATCGCGAATAATCACGGGAATCCGGTAGCCCTCCCAATCGCGACTGGTGGCGGCACAGACTTTCACAAATGAAATGCCGCTCGGCACATCGGAATCCACCACCCCAATGGTGATGTCAGGCAGTAAATGGGCTGTATCGGGAAGACTAATGACCGCCGCCAGTGTTCGGCTAATTGTTTGGTTATCGTTCGTCATCCATTGCAATGTGGCCCCAACGGCAGGCTGGTAGTGAGTGACAAATAACACATGCCGAGGGGACACAAGAACTCCGGCCTGCGAGGTTGTGCAAAATGCAGTTAGATCAAGACTAGCGCCCCAGCATTGGGGATTGCGCTGGCCGTTGACGAACATGTCCAGATTCACGCCAGTCAAAGCATCGGCGCTGTTGATCCACGCGGCAAACTGCGTATTTGTTTCAGTGCGAGCCCGGAGAAACCCACGCGGCGAATTGTAGGGCATGGCGTTATACCATGTTTGCAAGTCAGATGAAATCTCCACCACGACACGCGTTCCCGCCACTGGAGGCAGCAACGAGTCCGCGCAAGCGGTGCCGAGGAGGCAACAAGCTAAAAAAAGTGTTTTCATGGGATGCCGAAGTAGGCTTTTTGCGCCGTTACAAAATCCGCCCAGCCAGCCAGTCCGGTGGGGTCGCCGTCAAAGATGATGACTTCAGACAAGGTGTTTCCGGCATTGGCAGTCCAGTTGGTAGTTGTAACTGACACAGCGCCAATCCGCCCACCGCTTAAATCCAACAAAGTGTTGTCCGCATCTCCGGTAACAACTAAAACGCCATCCGTGTAGATTTTAGAAGATGTGTCGTTGCTTAAAAAGCCCAGCGTATGCTTTCCGGTGGCAATATTGCTTCCAGCTAGAGTCACCCCCCAATTTTGTTGTGGTGCCTGAGTGGAGATTCTGGCAAAGCGAGTGGTTGCGCTGGCCGAGGTGCCAAACAATACGCGGTTGCCATTTATGGTTCCAAAATTTACAACGAATAAAAAGAACGTTGGTTGTGTGATGGTTCCTAAATTAAGGTTGAGCCATCTATTGGCCGCTGCATCCCCACCCATCGCTCCCTTGGCTTCTGTCGCAACACTGAACTCCATCTGGTTTGCGTTGGTCGTCTGTGTGGCATTCACAATCCCAGCTTGGTCATAGGCTGTGTGCCATAGCGCCTGAGTGCCTCCACTGGCCGCCGCTAATGCTGCGGCTGCGGCAAGATCAAGTGAACCATCGGATAGAAAAGCGATGTCCTCCAGTGCGTCTGCGCCGTTGCCCCTCAGTTTGCAGGCCGCTCCTGAGTAGCTGGAAAGCAGTCTCCTCACAGACGAGGCGTGCCGCAATGCCGCGCCTTGCGCGATGAGTGTGTCCAGCGGCCCCACGAAGGCGGGAGCGCCGCCGCGAGTGTTCGACTTTGGAAAGCATGCGACGGGAAACATGGTCAGGATCAGGCTTCGGAGTGATAGAGCGGGGTGACAGCGATGTTGCCCGCTGCGGACGCACGCCATTGCAGTTTCTTGTCAGCGGTCGCCAGCTTGAGTTTGCCGCGTGGCGTGAAAACGTGCGTGTTCGGGCAGATGCCGTAGGCAATTTGTTCAGGTGTCAGAGGGATACAACTCATGGAGTGGCAGGGATGGCGGTTCCGTAACGAGTGTTGAAGTAAGTCCAGATTGTGGTGCGGTCTATGGCACCGAGCACGCTGCCGTAGAAAAGCAGTTCGCTGATTTCGTAGTTGGTGTATAATCCATCACCACGGCGAAAGAGGCTGAAGGCGCTGGATGCCTTGGAAAAATTGCCAGCCGCAGTGCCGCTTACGTTGTCGGAGCTGCGGATCGTCGAGCTGCTGGCGTTGCCGATAAAGCCATAAGACATCGCTAAACCCGTGGTCACGGTCACGCCCGTAATAACGCCTGAACTTGAATTAACCGCCCCGTTGGATTGAAAGAGGTAATACTTACCATCAGGCGCATAGTCATCGACAGACAATATGTTTCTGTCTCCGCCGATGACTGAGATTTGTCTGCCCACAAAGAACAACGTCCACGCCGTCTGCGCGGCCAGTGACGCCAGCAGCATCCCATCATCCACACCATCCGCCTGCACAGTTGGCAGGCTGTTGATGCGGTTGGTCTTAAACGTCGGTCTGGCAGTGCCACTGGCCGTGAAGTGGTTTCCGTTGCCGCTCCAGTCGGTGAACTGGCCCACGGGATCATTGTTCGCGTAGCTTTCCTGGCTCGCATCCAGCCAGATCAGCGGCCCGGCTACGGGGGGAAGGATAGCGCCGCCCCCATTGCCGGGGCGTGACATCTTCGGATAGCAGGCGACGGGAAACGGCATGGCAGGTTACGCTTCGGAGTGATAGCCGACCTCGACGGTGATGTTGCCCGCCGCGCTGGCGTCACACATCAGCTTCTTGTTGGCGGTGGGCAGCTTGGTCAAGCCGCGCAGGGTGATTTGCGTGGTAGAATTGGCGGCGAGGTAGATTGGGCCACGAATGACCGTGCCGGTGGTTTCCTCCAAGAAGGTAACGCTCATTTCCGTGTCAGTGCTGACGAGGATGTCGTCAATGACGAGCTTTTGCCCGCTCGTGGGGGCAGCAGTTACCGCCGCCGCCGTAGTCATGTCCGCGCTGTTGACCGGCACGCCAGTAACGCCGCGCACAGTTGTCCACGCGGGACCACCGTCTTTTCGTCCAGAACTATTAGATCGAATTTCCATAGGATTGCTATTTTCGTTAAGTTAAACCAAGTTGTTTCTTCACCCTTGCGATCTCAGCTTTCGGGTCTTCGACAATCTTCCCACTAGTAAGCTGAATATGCTGCGGAGCCTTACCCCTAAACTGATCAATCACATACATCGCGGCTTTCGCCCGTGTTGCCTCATTCGTGCCGCGCTTAATCAGGTCTCTCAAACAAACCAGCGCCTCAACACTAGTGCTTTCAAACGCCTTATCAAGATTCGTAAGCTCTCTCGTCGCAAGAAGCGCATTAACCTCATTCACGAACTCCTCACTCCTCAGAAGTTCATCCAAAAGCGTGTCACCTAGCTCCAAAACCTCCGCAATCTCATGCGGAAGCACACCTCTTGACCACAACATCGCGGCCCTCTTAAGGTCAATCTTACTATCCAGCACCTTCACATCCGCGTCCCGCACGACTGGCCTAGACCCGCCCAGCAAATCGCTCACACTCAAGTCCACATCATGCCCTTCAAGGTGGGTAAAACCCCTTGACCCAGTTTGCCCCTGAGGCTGTGTGAGTGGTAGGACGGTGAAGGACATTAGAGGGAAGGTTCTTCGAGTTGGATGTGAGGAGGGATGGCTTTGTTGGCGGAAACAGCCGAGGTATTGAAGGGCGAGGAGCTGACCGCTAGCGCGGTGGTTTCCTGGAGGGCTGTGGGAACGGTGTTCCTGACGTGCTTAATGGAGACTGGGCCTGCGGCGGGTGTAGGGTTCTCTCTCATGGCGGGAAGTGTAACCCGCGTGGCATCGCCTTGCAAGGGAAATTTTGGGGAAATGCTGCGACAAAAAAAAGACGCGAGGGAAGAGGGATGGTGAGAACGGGAATGGTTTAAGAACGGGAATGGTTTGTTGAACGCGCGGGGGTTGCATATAAATAGCGCAGCAGACCCCACCTGGGCAAAGTGCTTGGGGTTTTGGTATAGGGTGACAAGTAGGGCGCGATTGCCCGCTTGCGATAACCTGAATAGAACTAGAAAGCATAGAGATATGAACACGAACAGCACGACAGCAAATGGCAGCCTCGAATCCGTCCTCCCTATTCGCGCGGTCAGCGGCGGGGAACGGGGAAATAAAGAAGCTGGGAAGAAACATGACTACCTCCTGCCGAAGGCGGCATTTATGGCACTCGTTAGTGAGGTGTTTGATAAGGAGGTTGAAAGGAGCAACGCGGAGAATGCGAAAAGCGGCGGGGCGGTCAGTCAGTTTTTGCATAGCTACGGCGCTACGGCAGACAAGATGGAGAAAAGTGGGATTGACCCGTTCCCAGGTGAGGGGCAAACCTTCGATGGGGACAATATGGAAAGCTGGCTAGAGGTGATGGAGTTCAAGGCGGCGAGAACGGGTGGCGGTCGGAAGTCGGCCAAAGACATCCAGATGGACGCGGCGCTCGCGACGTTGGCACTTCCTGGGATAACCTGGGAAATGCTGGCACCTGCATACAAAGGCATCACAGCGGAGGACTTGGAAGCCTACAAAGCCAAGCTGAACGCAAAGGCAAGCGAATAATAGCCAGACACGGCGGGCAGGTATAGGGAGCAGTTCCTAGCCTGCCCGCAAGTCTGGCTATAAAGGTGAACCTTGAAATTCTGCGCATTCCCGCATAGCTTTCCTTTCCCCTAGTGCTCGCGCTTTGGTTTCTTCCGGCAAGGACTAAAAGAGCTTAGGGCCGGGGGGTATTCAGTTGTCATTTTTCTTCTTATATCCTTCTATCCCCCCCCCACACCCTGCCCCCCCCCGGCCCTAGGCATATTCCCCCCGCATAAAAATCCCTTGCGCATCCCCTCTTTTTCCCTTATCCTTCCGCCTCCCACCCTTTACCCACAATGAACCTCATCACCACACACACCTTCAAAGACACCGCCTTCCGCCACGACGGCACCGCTTCCCCCACACTCTCCCGCCGCTTCCTCTCCCGCCTTTTCCACGACCCCAACACAGAATGCCACCTTTGGGGAGGCAGACGCAAGGAAGGTAAAGGCGGCTTAATCAAAGTCAACGGAAAAGACATGTCCGTCCGCAGGCTCGCTTGGATCATCGCAAACGGCCCTATTCCACCAAACAAGCACGTTAAATCCATCTGTGAAATCCCGTTCTGCGTTAACCCACTACATCTTACCCTCTCCGATCCGCCACAGGCCAAAGAAAAGCTCCCTCCAAAACCTCGTGGAAAACCCTCAAAGTTCACTCCAGAAGACATTCAATCCATCCGCCACCGGCGGTTTGTTGACGGTGAAACCCTCCGTTCAATCGCAAAAACCTACGACGTAGTTGAGCCCACAATCCACGCAATCTGCACGGGAAAAACCCACGCCGGCGTCCCCTTTTCCCCCGACCACGCACCAAAGCAGCTCCCCTAACAATTTCTAGCGGCAAACGCTAGCCTCTCAAACAACATCACCACCATCCACGACAATATGGCCACAATCCGTCAAACCGCCTCCGCCACATTCGAGATCGAGCCGCTTGCGCCATTCCGCGCAAAAGGCTGGCAACCCGCCACGATCCACGCAACCTCCCGCGAGGCTGCCATCCGGCACTACAAAACCACCCATCGGCCCAAGTAGCCCAAAAGCGCCATCAAGTCTCACCGCTTGATGGCGCTACTCTTTTCCTCCGTCAACACTCTTTACCCACCCTCTTATGACACGCTCCGATAAACAACTCTATCTCTCCGTCATCAAGTCCACCGCGTTAGCGGCAGCAAGGCTAACTGTCATCACAGTCTCCCTCGGTTTGCTGCTGTTCGTGCTTTTCTCAATCCTTGGAATGGAGGAACCAAAGTGAGCACACAACCCAAAGCGACTCTGGGCACCCTCGCGTAACCACCCAAAGACGCTGGCTCTCTGTAAACCAGTAACCTCTGTCAATAGCTTTTACCCACAATGTTCATTCAATTCATTGAAATCATTTTCTTCCTCACAATTTTCATCGGGCTGTTCTGCTTGATTTCGAAGAAGGTTATGAAAGATTAACACCACCACCACCATGTCCCCACTCGTCTCCATTCGCATCCAAGTCGCAGAAGTCCGTGATTACATCAAAACCCTCACGCCCGACACCCTCCCGCATCGCATTGCGGTAGCGCAGTTGCAAGCCTTGCAGAAGCAGCATTCCCGCATTTCTTCCAACATCCCCATTCATCAACCACCGCAACCAGCTCCCGTCCCTGTCCCGATCAAGTGCGGCCTCCGTGCGATTTCCAACGCGCCGAAGCAGGAGAAAAAAGACCCTTGGGTTTGGGACTCTTCTACCGAGAAGCAAGCCAAGCTCCTCGAACGTGCGCAGAACCAGATCCGTTCAACTTTCTTCACCACCGCTGAGCCGCACATCCTCAAGCTCATCGCAATGTCTGGCGGGTTGAAGAAATCCCTAACCGACCACGGCTTTGCGCCCTTAACTCTCCTTCCAGTCTTCATCCGTGAAGCACAAGGTGCGGCGCTTTTCAAAACTTACACCGAGAAACTCCTCAAATGAAGTTCTTCTTAACCACACTTCTTCTCTCTTCTTGTTCACTTCCCCACGATTACACCCTCCCACCGGGCCAGAAGTTCCTCGTCGGTGAGGTTCACCACGGACGCTTACACATTCAAACACGGCCAGCGAACAACGAGCCGCCTGAGATCACGCTGTTTCAGGACGGACAAGGAAACGACTTTACCATTTATGAACAACACTGATATGAACACACAACAAACCGCATCACAACTCCGCCTAGCTGCGGACATCATCGAAACGGAACACCCATTTGAAATGGAACTTCCAAACATAAACTCATGGCAAAAAGCCAAGCTGGAAAATCCTGTCATCATCGTAACGAGCGGGAGGGAAATCCGCCTCGCCCTCGCAACCCCACCCGACAACCGTCCTCTCCACAACCCAGACAACCTCACCGCTGAACAAGTTGGCGCTGGGTGGCGATTACTGCTGATTGACGAGGTGGATGGCAAACAGCACCATGGCAGTGAGCGCAATTACACCCGTGATGCTGAGTCGTGGAAGCCTGGCAAATGGCGCTGGGATAAAACATCTTCCATCCGCGTCCCGCTTTTCCTTCCATGGCCTGAAGTCGAGAAGCCCGAACCGCAGTCCTTCCAACTCCCACCGCCACCACCTGGCAAACAGTGGCACCGCGAAGACGGATGGACTGCGGAGATGCTACCGCAGGGTTACAGGCCGTTAATCGAAGGAGAAAAACTCCAGAGAACCTATGATTCTTTTACTTACACAACCTACCCGCAAAACATGTTTGTAGTAGTGCTAGGCTTGGATGGTCAATACCCAGCAAACCCAAAGGGGTCATTCTACCGCACCACCCGCCCGCTCGCCTTCACGCACGAAGGTAAACAATGGACGTGGCATCGCCCCGGCGACCCGTGTCCATGCGGCGAACATGAGAGTGTTACAGTGCTCTACAACAATCCGGTTCAGGAGTATATTGGCGCGCCTTACCCGGCGGACTGCTTCGCTTGGAAGAACCCTAGCGGACTCACGCCTATCATCGGCTGGCGCTATGCCGACGAACCCAAGATGGTCGAGCTTGGGCCGGAGGATGTTACTCCGCTATCAATCATCCGCCGCAAGAGTGAGGAGCAGAACTGGCACTGGCGTCTTGTCAGCTATGTTGATGCCGTGAAAGTAACCTGCGCAGATCGTGGATACCCATGGACTGAGCTTGCGACAGATTACGAAATCAACCGCTCCCTCCCGCTCACCGGCAAATGGAATCCCAACGCATGGGAACCTTGCCACAAACTCGCACCCTAACCTCGGTAAAGTCTTTTAACCCACAATCGAAACCCGCCCACCGCGGGTCGAAGGAAATGAGCAAACCTTCCTGAAGAGAAGCTCCATTCGAGATAACAACAAACAACACATCCACGACAATGCAAGAAGACACAACAAAAACCGAACTGCTGGACAAAATGAGCCAGATTCAAGATGCAGTGCAAGCCCGACTCACGGCGGAGTATGCTAGACTTCAAACCTGGCTACGCGAACGTCGCGAAAAGATCATAGCAGAAGAAACCGCTCGCCGCCAACCCGGCGTTCTCGACCGCATTCAATCCTGCGACTCTCGCGAAGCCGCGCACCTCATGTGGCATGAGTTCCTCGACACTGCCAACGCCGTCTCCCAAAAGACCATCAACAAAGCCAACCGCCTTCTTTCCACCCTCGACTTCCCACTTCCATGAACACCATCTCCCAAATCCTCTCCTGTTCCCCAGCTCACGAAATCGACTCCTTCGACTGGGGCGTGGCGGAGCTGTCCAACATCCTCCATCTCGGCACGACTTATGAAAAGGTCGAAGTTGATTTCCTCGAAGGCGAAGTCCGCTTCTATCGTCATTTTGACGAGAAAAAACTTTGTCAACAGCAAACCCCCACACTCCGCCGAAGTATCAACGCCTCCATCGCTTACTGCAAATGCGCTTCCAAACTCGAACCACTTGACGAAGGCGAAACCGAAGAAACCCAACCCGAACCAAAGTTCGACAACCACACTCGTGTTCAATAAATATCCGCAACGCCATGATCCTATTCCTCAAACTCATCCTCTGGCCAGCAGTAATGCTATTCACTACAGCCGTGATTACTTGCATCCACCTGCTACTCACAGTTAGGCTCACGCAGGTGCAGCAAGACAGGTGCTTTAGTAGATTACTTCTCTGGATCGCGCTTCTCGTAGTTTCCACTGCGGGGCTTATCGCTCTGCATTTCAGCTAACACCAAGCTAACAGACCCTGGCTCTCTGTATAAACCAGTCTTTCTCTTATGAACATCTCCCTCGACCTCCCACTTCCCACACCTCCCGCGCTCTCTCCCAACTGCACACCAGAACAACTCGCGTGTGTTAACTTCATCCCAGATTCCACCGGCCACCTTGTCATCGACAGTGTCGCAGGTTCTGGCAAATCCTTCACCCTCGTCGAAATCAGTGTCGCCATAAACCACTACTTCCCACTTGCCTCCATCGCACTGGTCATGTTCAACTCCAAGAACGTGCCAGAAATGCAGGCAAAGATAACCAAACGCGGCGTTCTTAAAACCACCGTGGGGACTGTTCACAAGTTCGGTTTTGACGCTTACAAAAACGAACACGGCCCTTGCATGGTTAACAAAACCAAAGCCCAAGACGCCGCCGCGATCCTTAACAAGCGTTACAAGTTCAATTTTGATGACGTCAACTCCATCATCCGAATGGTCGGCCTAGCCAAAGACACTGGCGTCTGCTCAGGCCCGGGGGATAGTATTGGATTTGACACATGGCGAAAAATCATTGAAGACTACGAAATTTCCTTCAAACAAGAGGGCCTTTCCCTCGATCTAGTCTGCGTCTTCGCAGGTGAACTCTTCGGAGCCACAATCAACGACACCGCCTCCGTTGACTTCTCCGACATGATCGCGCTGCCACTTTACCACTCTTACCCTTTCCGACAATACGACTTTGTGCTGGTGGATGAGGCGCAGGACATTAACCGTTGTCGGTTACTCGCGATTATTCAGATGTTGAAACCAAACACGGGCCGCCTCATCGCAGTCGGAGACCGCCACCAATCCATCTACGCCTTCACCGGTGCAGATTCCAAATCCCTCGATAACATCAAGCGCCACTTCTCCGCCAGTGAGCTCTCTCTTACAACCTGTTTCCGCTGCGACAAAGCCATCATCCGTCACGTCAACCATCTTGTTCCTCACATTCGACCCCGAGCTGAAGCGGGAGATGGAACAGTCAACTCCCTCACCTACGACAAATTCGAAGAACTCCTCTTCACCAACCCACCCAACGACCTCCAAACCCACGCCATCCTCTGCCGCAAGAACGCACCCCTCATGCGACTCGCCTTCCGCCTCTCCGCTCGCAACATCAAATGCCGCATGGAAGGGCGGGACATCGGTAACTCCCTCATCTACTTCGCCAAAAAGTTCAACGCTTCCACTCCAGGGGAGCTAGGAGTTCTAATTAGCAAGCACCTCCAAGAGCAATCTCAAAAGCTCTCCCCTTACGCTTTGGAGACCCTTCGCGACAAGTGCGAATGTCTCACCGTCGGCTGCACTTACTCCACCTCCATCAAGTCCTTATTCCAATACATCAAAGACATCTTCTCCGACTCCACCGATTCCCCCACCCCTAAGCTAACCCTCTCCTCCATCCACAAATCCAAAGGCCTCGAATGGCCTACCGTCTACATCCTCGGTGAAAACATCTGGATGCCCTCCCCTCTCGCCAAAACCCCCACCGCCATCCAGCAAGAAAACAACCTCATCTACGTCGCTCGCACTCGCGCGCAACACACTCTAACCTCAATCACAATGGAAGACACAAAGAAATGAAAATCCGCACCACCTTCGACAACCCACCAATCCCTGACCGCTCCTTTGACTGGTCCGCAGTCACTGAAGACTACGACATGGGCCACCCCATCGGACACGGTTCAACCGAAGCCGAAGCCATCATGGACTTAAAACAACAGCTACCAGAGACTTTTGCGGTTGGACCACTCGAACAATACTCCGAGCCAATCTCCCAAACCCTCCCCACCGAACCCCGTTCCCCTTGCTCATCCTGCCACACACCCGCCATCCTTTCCGACATCGGCTTCTGCTGCGATTGTCAGCGAGAACTCACAATCCTCAAGTATCTTCGAGAAAACCGTCCCGTCTACGTCCTAACCGAATCCCTTGGCTTCTACCAAGTTCGCTCAATCACAAGACTCTCTGAGTTCTCCTTCAACGTCTACACTGACGAACTCTCTTCGCCTCTTCCCTTCATCCAGCTCTCCGACTTCCACCTCTCCATCCCCTCCTTAGTCACCGCCGGGATCACAAAAGCCAACGACGCAATCCTCCGCTTCAACTCCCTCCACAAACAACACCTCGCGCTCACCTAACCCCTTTTCACCTCGGTAAAAGCCTTTGCCCCAGGTTGCTTTCAAAAACCGAAAATCCGTGTAAAAACCCCTTGCGCCTTTTCCTTTTTTCTGCTACCTTTCCCCCTTCCCGAAACACTTTCGGGTTTCACAAACAAAACAAGCAAACACAAACAACATCATGTCCGAACCTACCTATCCGACAACCATCGTCATTAACAAGTCGCTCCAGATCGCCTGCCCAGTGCGCGTTCCAACGACGCTCGAAGGTTTCCTTCAGATCGCCCCAGAGCAAGATCTCATCAACGCAATCATGCGCCACTCGTTCTACCAAAAGTGGAACAACAAGTTCCGCAAGAACTTCGTCGAGGCTCTCATCGACTTCACCAAAGTCGAACGCCGCGCCAAAACAAACAGCGCTGGTGTAAAAATCGAACGCAAAACCCGTGGTGGCGAACTCGTCGCTGAACTCGAACCGGAACAGTCTTACATGGACTACCTTCTGGACGAGAAACTCATCTCCAAGGAAGACTACAATCGCATCGGCCTTGAGATCGCTGCGACCATTCCCTTTGAAGTCTCCAAGGCGGAAGAAGAAAAGACTCCCGCCAAGAAGTTCATGGACTCTGCTGCCACCATCCTTGGTATGGCAGAACAAGGACTCACCGGAGCTTCCGGCAACGTCGTCACCGAAGAGGGCTTCATCGAAAGCTGGAGCGCCAAGAACCCCGGTCACAACTTCGAAGCCCTCGGCGGCTGGACGCAGATCGGTATCGCTCGCGCGATCGAGATCAACTTCAACCGCGAGGTTGCAGCTGGCGGCGGGTTGGTGTAATGTTTAGGCCGGGAGCTTTGAAAGCCGAAGCCAAACCCGCCTAACAGTTTCGGTGGTTCTGTAAAAACCACCACCTTCAAATCAGCACATTGCAGTGAGGGCACAGAGTGTTTAACATACTACCAGACTTCGACGCTGGGAAAGCGGTTACAAAATGTGAGCGACCTGACCAGTGTGTTGATTTGAGGGTAAGCGCACCAGCTAAGGCCTCCTCCTTAGACGCTTAGCTTCACAGCCTCGGCTCCGTCACTGTAACGACGGGCATCCATACTAACCTAAACCAAACACCATGAAATACCTACTCTACTGCACACTCACCGAACGCTACTTCTTCTCCAACACCATCCCCAGTGACAAAGACAACTTCGACATCATCGACCTCGAAGCGAAGAAATGCCTCTCCGGCCCGTCTGGCGAACGCGACATTGGAACCCTTGTTGAAGATGAAGAAGCCGAGACCCAGGAAATTCCCCAGAAGGAAGAACGCGAGTTTGATCCTGAAGAAAAGCACGACGTTGCTCCTGATGTTGAAAACGGCGACGAGGCCTAATAAACCCAGAGACTGAGCAACCTGCTGACAATGTGGCGGCTCAACAAGGGAGGTTAGTTTAATTGGTAAAACGGTAACGCAGATTCGACCTGCAGTATTGACGAAGGTTCAAACCCTTCACCTCCTGCCAATTTCGACTCAGCGGCGTGGACAGTGACACGCAAGGCGGGACTTTGAACCTTCCTTTCCCTAGCTGGTGCAATTCCAACCTGAGTCACCAATTTCTCCCGACCCCTTTCCGGCTCCTGTCTCCCTTTGCAGAGGTGCACACAGACAGTCCGGTCAGGCGGCGCTCCCTGTCTGAGGCGGCGGGGAGCGCCAAGAATTTCTAACCCGCCTAACCACAATGGAACCCACCACCACCGAAGAAATTGAATTCCAAACTGAGGAGCATCGCCTCCTTGACATCGTAAACTCCTACCCAGACCCAGTCACCTTCCTTATCCCCGCCGGCGGTGCCACCGCACTTCGCGTTCGTCTCCGTCGTGCCCTTCGCAACTTCATCATCCACACCTCCTGGCCTTCCTCTATCGACCGAACCATCGCCAACAAAGTCCTCAACCAATACACCTTCGTTGCTGATGACAAGAACCACATCTACTGCGGCTTCCCTCGGCGCGTCCGAATTCCCGCCCAGGAACCTGTCAGCATTGAGATCTCCTCTATCAAAACGGAGGACGTTGAAATAATCAAAGCCCTCCTCCTTCTCAAAAACCACGACTTCATTCCCTTCCCCATCAAGATCGAAACCAGCCTTCCCGTCCATGAAATCAAACAACCCTACCACAATACCGAGATCGCCGACGCCATCTTTGAAAACCACTACACCATCATATGAGTCTCCCCACAACTCTCCTTCCCGTTGAAGTTCTCGAAAGTCCTTACCACAAACTTGAACAAACCAAGAAGACCCGCGTTCAGGCTTTCGTCGACACCGACGACTTAATGCGCCTGAAGTCCTTCTACCCGCGCAAAGGTATCGTCGATGCCGTCATCGGCGGCTTGTTCAAAGCCTTCCTAAACCACGTCGAAGCCTTAGGTCTTCAAGACAAACCGGTAAATTACCACCATAACGAGCAGCACTTCATCAAAATCCTCCAACAATATGCCCCAGGAACCGAACATACCCGCGTCCAATACCACCTCAACGAAGCCGGAAACCCAGACATCACAGTCATCCCCCCAAGGTGAGCGGCCTGAGTCCTTCAGCGACAAAGTTTATTACGGAGTCCCGTTTGACGAACTCCTTGAGATTGACTTCGCCTCTATGTCTCCTAAAGACCAAGCTGCCTACCTCGCCGGTATTCGTAGCGCGCGGGTGAACCCAGGTCACAAGAAAGTGGAGAAATCCACAGGAAGCAGGACGAAAGGTAAAGGGTCGGAAGGCGGGAAAATGCTGGAGGGACTTACCTAATGCACCCAACGCTTGTAAAACTCGGAGAGGTAATCGACTCTATGCCTGACTGCAACGAAAAAGTAGTCTTGACAGTAATTCGCGGTAACATGCTTTGCGGCAAGTCAAGCCAGTCTCTAGCTGAGGCGGCGCACAGTATGGCTAAACAGTATCTTGAAGAACTCAATAACCCACAATACCACAATGAACAACCTCCCCCTAATCGACCTCGATCTTGGTTCCTCCGCTATGGACTTCCTCCTTGGCGGAACACCCACCGACGAAACCTCCCCTTCCACCGACCGTCCTATCCGCAAGCTCTTCCACTGGACGGACGACCCCTCTTGTCCCCTCGTCCTCACCATGGACTGGTCTTCCTTAGAATCACTCCTCGCTTGCAACAAGAGCGCCGAATACAAGCTCGTCCATTCCCGCACTACGCACACCAAATCCGCACTCATTTTCGGCGCGGCTTTTCACAGTGCCCTTGAGTGCTTCTACAAACGCACTCCCGCCGACACCATTGAATCCATCACCCAGCTCGGCGGTCGTGCTATCCAGGCTGAATATGCACTCCACCCGCCCGGCGCCATCGACGACTACCGCACGGCTGACTTCTGCTTCGCCACCTACTGCCAATACGTCGCGCAGTATTTCAACGAGTCTATCACGCCTTACATCCACGAAGGCAAGCCTCTTGTTGAGTTCACTTTCGTGATGCCTGTCGGTATGACAACTGTTCCAGCAAACCTGTTCGACAAGTGGGGAATTGGCAAGCTGACTAACGACGCAACTCGTGAAAAGCGGGTTCTCTATGACCTTAAAGTTCTAACTCTGGAGAACCCGCTTCCCGACAGCACCACAATTCCCTGCCGCATCGAATGGTCTGGCATTATCGACGCTCTCATGCTCATGGGCGACGGAGAAACCCTCCGCGTCTGTGACCACAAAACCTCATCCATCAAAACCAATGCTCTCTTCGACTCCTACAACGTCTCCATGCAGCCCATCGGCTACGTCACCGCGATGCGAGCGGCGTTCCCAGAACTTAACATCAAAGGCTTTTACCTCAACTCCGTCATCTGCCGCGCCCCAACTAAAACCGGAACCTCCTATGAATCATATCGCCGCCCCTACGACTACACCACCGAACAATGCGACGAGTGGAAGTCAGACCTCCTCGCACTTATCGGAGAGCTTATTCACAACCTCACATCAAAGAACTTCCCCAAGAAGACCAACTGGTGCGCAGGAAAATATGGTGCCTGCCCCTATCTCGACGTATGTTCCGCACCGGCTAGCCAAAGAGCTATGATCCTGGGGACTGGACTTTACTCCGACAACACTTGGAAACCTGGGACATGATCACCGCCCACCTGCCCGCCATCGCCTTCTCCACAACCCAACGCGGCACCGAAGCCAACCCCATCTACCTCCACACCGCCGTCCTCGTCCAACAACACTCCGAGGGCTCCCTCTCCCCCGACCCCAACAAACCCGCCCTTTCCCGCGCCATCTACAAACGTCTCTACAAACCAATCGAAGATGAAATCGCCCGCATTTCTGGCCTCCTAACCACCAACCCCGACGCTGCAAAGGCCCGCCTCAAAGCCCTCCATCGCGACCTCGTTAACCATACCATTTTATGAAATCCTCCTCCGACTTCACCATCTCCCTTCCCAACTCCATCCTCATCCTAGGCCGCCCCGGCTCCGGCAAAACTACCCTCGCCCTCCAATTCCCCAGGCCCTTCGTTCTAGACTGTGACCAAAACATGAAAGGCCCAGCCCGCTATCTTGCCTCCAAAAACGGCAAGCTCCCCTGGTTCAAATACGACTCCCCGCTCACCGACAAAACCAACGCCCCCACCCCACGCCAAGCGCGCATGGATCGCGTCAAAGAACTCCTCGAAGAAGCTGTCTCCGATCCCGAAGTCGAAACCATTATCATCGACTCCCTCACCACTCTCGTCGACTTCATCTATGACAAAATCCGCGCCACAGCCACCGGCACCAACGCTCCCAAATTCGGAGACGGTAAGAAAACCCAGGACGACCCGCTTCGCATTCAAGACTGGGGCGTATTCGCCAACGTCCTCAAGCAACTCATCTTCTGGCTTAAAGCCTCCGGCAAGCGCACGGTCTTTATCGGCCACATTGCCACTGAAAAAGACGAAGTCGCCAAGATGATTCTCCACTGCATCGCCTGTCCCGGACAAATGGGTGACATCATCTCCGGTCTCTTCGAAGAAGTCTGGCAAACCGAAGTCAAATCCTCCGGCGCGGAAGCTTCACTTAAAGCTGACTACAAAGTCCGCACTGTCGGAGACGCCCGTTCCGAAGCCCTCGGGCTGAAATCCGCAGGCGGGATTGGAGCCTATATCAGTGCCGACGCCCCCGCCATCATCGCGAAACTTCTATCCTCGCCTGTGAAATGAAACGCACCTGCCTCCTCACCTTCGAGCTCTCCGAGTCCTCCTCCATCCAATCCTACGCCGACGAAGCCCTTTCCATCCTCCAAGACGAAGGACTCCCAGCCATCACCTGCGTCCCCTGGGGTGCCGCTTCTGCCCAACCCGACGAAGAACTTCTCGGTCAAAGCCCTTTACCGACACCGCAATTCGCGGCTCAACCAGACGCGTTTAGCTCAATCATTCCAAGTGACCCTTGGCTACCACAACAATAAACACACCACAACCAATATGACACGCGAAGAAATCCTAAACAAACTTAAAACTATTATCGACGACCAGCTTGGCTGCAGCGAAGACGCTGTGACCGAAAACGCAGTCTTCTCCGCAGACCTCGGCGCAGACTCCCTCGATCGCGTCGAACTCATCATGGCTTTCGAGGAGGAATTCACCCTTGACATCCCCGACGAAACAGCGGAGAAAATCCAAACCGTCGCTCAAGTCATCGACTATATTTCAAGCGAAATCGCTTAACACTTTCCTGCTCATCTGAGCAACGAAAAACAAACACAAACAAACAAACACAAACAAACACTATGTCCCAAGACATCCTGCCACTCGATCTCGACTTCTCCGGAGCCGACCTGTCCATGCCACTCATTGCGCCAGGCAATCACCTGGTTCAAATCCACAGCGCGGAGCTGGTGAAATCCAAGAACACACCCGATTCTTGGAACCTTAAAGTCGTCCTCAAAACTGTGGACGAATGTGAAGACCCCGAAGGTAAGAAGGTAGCTCCCGGCTTCCAACTTATCACCTACCTCCAAGTCCCCGTCCCAGGCACCGAATACGGTGAAGGCCCAAACAAGGATATGTTCATTAAGAAACTGACCCTGTTCCAAGTCGCCGTTGCTGGCCTCGTTGCCAAGGGAGATACCGCTCCTGAGGTTCCGCGTTTCAACAACGTCTACATCGCGGAGCTTCCAGGCAAGTTCGTTGTTGCCATCACCAACAACAACAAGCCCAAGGTCAAAGAAGGCCAGTCCGAAGATGAGTTCGGCGTCCGTTCCCAGGTCGCTGGATTCAAAGCCAACCTCCCAGCTGAGTAAACCCAAACCGCGCTGGCAGACCGCATTGTTGTCTGCCCTTTTTACCATGAAAACAAAAGCAAAGCGTAAACCATTTGTCCACCCTAACGGCAGAACTCGCATCCCACGCCCGCAAGAGTGTGATCCAGCTTGTGACATGCCAACCCCACGCCGCTCTATCCCAGTCGCTGAAGTCGACGACATCATCCAACGCGAAATCGCACGCGTGAAGTCCGAGCTGACAATCTTCGACGAACGCCTTGCGATTATTCGTCAGGTTAAAGAAACCGAATCAGACCTAGAGTATTTCAACACCCGCACCCACGACGCTCAAATCCGGAACAAGCAGCTTCGTTCCGATCTCACTCGCATCAACCTGGCTATCAAACGCCAGATGGAACTAGACGGGGAGTAGCCCGCAAAGCCCTTGGCCTGGAGGCTTTGTTTCCAGGCCACTTTTCTCTTACCATCCTACTTAAATGAAACCACTTTCTTCCAGTAACCGTATTGTCATTGGCCTAGTCTTACTCCTACTGGCATTGCTACTGCTTATAACAGCAGCTAGTCTTGTATGGGGCCTTGCAGGAGCCATCGCAGTCGCTGGTATAACACTAGCTATTTACGCCATTGGATTTTTTGTATCCACCGCTGAGTAAATTAACCCGATTTCCCTTTCCACCTTTATGATTTCCCGCCTTCAAAACATCGGATACACCCCCATCAATCTCATCACTGTCGGAGAGCGCCTACGCCGCCGTGATGCAAAGTTCCAGCAAGCTGTGGAGGAGAAGATGCAATCCCTTCTCGAATTCGGCCCGTTCCAACCGCTCCTGATCGACGAAGACAACAACCTTATCGACGGCGGGACTCGCCTTGAAGCCTACATTCAACTTGGCGAGATTGACGTCCCCGCCGTTGTCGCCGTTGGCATCGACGCCGCCACCAAAATGGTCATGGAGATGGAAGCTAATGACCAACGCTCCCCGCTTTCCTGGCAAGAGCGCGCGGTTGGTATCTATAAAATCCACACCGCTGAGTCCGCCAAGTATGAAGACTGGAGCACACGCGCTACGGGTTCCTTGTTTAAAATCTCCCACGCCAGTGTCGCCCAAGCGGTCATCTTCGCCAAGGAACTTATCCGTGGCGACAAAGAACTCTGGGAATGCGACACCGCCCAAGCCGGTCGCGATGTCCTCCTGAAGCGCCGCGAAGCCGCAGTCACCGCCTCTCTTGCACAGCTCAACCAAGACGCCTTCAAAGTCAAAACGCCAGCTCCTACAAAAGCGGGACCCGGCATCCTCAACATCACCCTTGGCACTCCAGGCACAGCCCCCGCGCCTGTCGCTGAACGTAAGAAGGACCATCTTCCCGCGAACTGTGTCACTCGCATTCCTATTTCCACAATGCTGTTCCATGCGGATTGTCACACCTTCATGGAGAACGAGCTCAAACCCTTCTCTATCGACCACATCGTCACTGACCCGCCCTACGCGATTGAGATGTCCAACCTCGAAGGAATGCAGAATCTCGAATCTACCGCTGACGAACATGAAGTTGCGGAAAACCTTGATCAGCTTCCTAAGTTTATTGAGAACTCCTATCGCGTCCTGAAAGCCGATGGCTTCTTGATCTTCTTCTGCGCCTTCCAACACTGGGAAAAGATGCGCGACTGGGGCAACGCTGCCGGCTTCAAAGTCCAAGACTGGCCGCTCATCTGGGCAAAACCCCACGGCTGCAAGAACAACGCACCTCACGCGAACTGGACAAAATCCATTGAGCCTGTCATGGTTATGCGAAAGGGCAAAGCAAATCTCCGTATGCCGATGAACAAGTGTCACATGGAATGTGATGCGACAGTTGACCGCATGTGCCAGTCCCACCCATTTGCCAAGCCGCATCAATGGCTGTCCGAAATGATTTGGAAACCTATCGTCGCGCCGGGGACAACGATCTATGATCCTTACATGGGCGGTGGTTCCATCCTCCGCAGTGCGATCTTAAACGGCGCACGAGTCATCGGCACGGAGAAGAAAGAGCACCATTATGTGCAAGCGATGGAAAGTATTAAGAGTGTTTACACACAAGTGCAAGGGAAACACGTTGAATTTTGCTGATTATGGCTACTCCAAGACTTATTAAACACGAAAGCCCAGCAGGCCCCTATTGGTATCATCCTGACCACGAAGACTGCCAGGATGGCAAAGTTCTTTGGGAACTGGAAGAGGGCATGAGTTGTCCTGAATGTGATAAAGGGTTCTTGCTCTATCCAGCGGTAGAGAACTGCTCCTGCCACATAGCACCGCCATGCAGCCGGTGTGTAGATAACAGACTCAAATGCACTGAATGTGGATATGAACCTGAAACTAAGAAAAAATGATCCCCACCGAATTCCCTTCCGTTCCGTCCCCCGATCACCGCCTCGCCATCATCGGTGACTTCCCTCGCGACCACGAAACCACCGCGAACCGCCCATTCGCAGGCCCGAGTCTCATGTATATAGAAAAGGCACTAGCCCGCGCTGGAATTATGCGCGCGAATTGCCTCGTCTCAAACATCTGTCGCAGCCAACCGCCAAAGACATCCTATGGAACCCAGTCCTCCTTCTTCATGTTTGACGGGCCAGACATCCAAGACGGTCTTGCCCAACTCCGAAGCGACTTTGCACAGTTCCAGCCAAACTGCGTCTTGCTTCTGGGAGACCTTGCACTTAAGGCAGCAGGAGTTCATCATTCGCTCGATGCATTTAGAGGCTCCATCTTCTCTGGCTTCAACGACAAACACAAATGCGTAGCCACCTTCCACCCCACTTCCCTCTTCACGAACTATGACAACATGCCACTATTCCTGCATGATCTTAATCGCGCTGTGGCTCAGAGTAAGTTCCCCGAACTTAGACTCCCAAAGCGGCGTCTGGAGATCAACCTTTCACCAAACGAGATCGTTGCAAGGTTGGAGAGCATTATTCAAACTAAGCAGCTTGTCTCGCTTGATATTGAAGGCGGGATTCCAAACGAGCGTGCAGCGAAAGTCGAATACAAACACCGCAACGGCATAACCTGCTGCTCGATCTCCACCGACCCATCCTCCGCCTTCATCATTCCTTTTGAAATCTACGACACCACAACCCTTCAAAGAATCCTAGTCGCCTTCTCAAAAGTTCTCACCGACAAAGAAATTCCCAAAGTCCTCCAAAACGGCCTTTACGACTACACCGCCTTAGCCTGGCACTTCCGCTGCCCTATCAACAACATTCAGCATGACACCATGTTCTCCGGGTGGGAAATCTATCCAGAACTCCCTAAAGGTCTCGGCACCCAGGCGTCTATCTGGACGGAAGAGCCTTACTACAAATCCGAACGTAAGATCGACGACAAAGACACACACTATCGCTACTGCTGCAAGGACGCCGCTGTCACCCTTGAAATCCATCAAGCGCACATGAAGGCGATGACGCCCGCCCAGCGCGCTCACTACAACTTCAACATCTCCCTAATGGAACCCCTGCAATATATGTCCTTGCGTGGTTTTAATTATGACATCGACGCCTCTAACCACCGCCTCGCAGAACTCCGCTCCCAACAACGCGAACTCCAAGACGCCTGCAATCTCCACACACCATCCCCGGTCAACCTCAATTCCTCCCCGCAACTCATCAAAACCCTTTACCATGAGTTCGGCTTTGAAAAACAATTCAAGAAGGAAGCTGGTCGCAAAACCACTACCCTTACTGCTGACAAAGGAGCTCTTCTCAAACTTGTCGTCGGACAAGGACAAAGAGCGCATCCTTTCCTCGTTAATCTCTTATCTTGGAAAAAGCTCGAAGGAGTCGCAAAACAGCTCGACGTTTACAGAGACCCTGACGGTCGTATTCGTTGCTCTTACAATCCTGTCGGTGCTGATACTGGCCGGCTGTCCTGCGCACAATCCACAACCGGCTCCGGCACTAACCTTCAAA